TAGATTCACTAATAAAAGATTCGATAATATCTTCGCAGTCTTCTTTAATTGTAAGGGATACTATTTTTTCAAATCGAAGAGTTTTAACATCCTTTACAACTGTTGATTCCTTAATCTCTTCTCCTTCAGGACGACGAGTGCTCTTTTTAGGGTAAATGATTTTAAGAGGATTATTTGTAATAAAAATCAACTCATCATCTAAATCTAATCCAACCGCAGTTGCAGCCTTTGTTGTTCCTAATAGCTTATTTTTAATGCCAAGTTTAATTTCTCCAGGACGGACAGAGGAAATAAGCTTCTTTAAATCATGCTTTTTAATAAGCTTTGCTTGTTTGGCTTTATCGCCGTTTGTTCTGGTCCAAGCTTGTTCAAGCTTCTTAAATGGAACTACTTTAGCTTCTTCAAGCTCTTCGGAATTTTCTTTTAGGCGACTATTAAGCTCTGCACTAATAGAACGCAATATTGGCTTTGCTGCTGATCTTCCAACGTTTTTGAAGATACTTAACAAATCTTTTAATTCTTTTGTAGAAAGCTTTGCGTAATCAGCGGTTGATGCCTCAGAAATAAATTTCTCGATAATTTCTTGTTCTTTTATATTCATTTAAAGTAATCCCATTGTTAATTGATTGTTTTATATTTATATTATTATAAGCTTTCAGTTATACTATAATCATATTATTTTCCAAATTCATGACCAGCCACTCGTTCCATTTGCTTGCTATATTCTTTAAAATCCGGTTTTTCTTTATATAGCTTAATAGAAATTTCTGGGCGTTCTTTTCCCTTTATCCGCCATTTATAACCCTTTTCGAGGTGAGCGGGGTCAGAGGTTTTAACAACTCTGCGTTTGTATCCCTGCTCCCAAGTTTCACCTTTATACTTACCTTCTCCTTCTTCAATCTTTTGACCAGGAGTATATTGTTTAAATGTTTTTGTTGTTGCAGACGTGCCGTAATCTAAAGCTTCGACCGGCTCATGAACCCAACCCTTTTTATTTAATCTATCGTGATCAGCTTTAACCTTTGCCCATTCTTTTTTCCCGGTTTTAGGATCATACATCCAATGCGGTTCGAAATCTTTTGATTCTTCAATAGACTCTTTCTTTCCTTTATGTTGGGCCCAAAGATCTTTATCAGCAGTCGTTCTAGTCTTACCACCCGTAGCAAACGAATTAATTCGTGCAAATCCCCATTGGGATGGAGTAGTTCCAGGTCGATGACCAGTTCTCCAAGCTGCAACTCCGCGGTCGAATACTTTCTTTAGAATCGAGTATGAAATACCAGTAGCTTTAGCTTTATTTTGAATTCCTTTTTTATTTTCAGAGATCAGTATCTCAGTCTCTTCTCCAAGTTGCTTCTTAATCCAACTTCTTGCAATATTATTCTTAGGAGCTTCTTTAGCAAACTTAGCCATTTTCTTATAAGCCGATGTTGTCGCTTTCTCAATATTCGAACCATCAGAATTATCAATAATAACGAAATTAGAGCCAAACATCGATTGGAATTTACCAAGATTGTTTTGAACTTCTTGCCACATTTTCTTTACTTGATCATCTGGCAAACTTCTTGAACGTTTATTATTACGAAACTGTGCTGTATCAAGATCAGTATTAACAAAAATCATCGCTATATCATATCCAATGGTTTTAAGTAGTTCAGATTGTTTCTTGATCTTAGCATAGTCTTTACCAGTTCCATCAATAACTAAACCAAGACGTCCATTGATATAATGATCTTGTTGCTTTGCTGTTAATTCCTTTGATCTACTCCGAAGTTTTTGTCCTTTTGGGCTATAGATATTTTTTGGTGTTGGTTCAAGGTCGGCCTTTTTTAAGGCAATTTCAAATTTATCATCTGAGTTGACAACCTTGAAACCAAGAGCTGTGAGGCCAGTTTTACCAACAGTGAACGATTTACCAGAACCTGGCCCGCCAGCAAGAAAGATTGCTTTAAAAATTGCAGGATCATCTACACCTTCTTCAAGAGATTCTTCGCCAAACATATCTTTAAATTTTTTGGTATATTTGGAAGGTTTCGTCTTTGCTTGTGCATCGCCGGGTGCAGGCTTATATGCATCTGGATTATCATCATCCATTTTGGCCTGCTTTTTAAACTGTGCTTTTCTTTTATCTTTAGTAGATTTAGATAGGCCGGCGTGGTACTTAACATTCTCATCGAGATATTCTTCGAGATCATTAATAAAGTACTTAGTACCGATAGAGCTTAGAACATAGTTTGAGCAACGCTCAGCTATTGTAAAATTTTGATTCGACTTTTGGCACTGAACTCTATCTCCAACATTGAAGATTTCACCAGAGATAAACCTTTCTCGTTTTTCTGAAACTGTTGGAAGCTGTACGTGTTTACGAAAGTTAACCATTTCTTTCAATCCCATTCTTTTACGAAGAAGGTTAAACACCGATAGCTTATCACCAAAGGATTTTGGAAGACCGTCTGCAAAAGATTGAAAATCACCAGATACAGCAGCTGCTCTCATTTTTGAGGCTGACATTCCAGAAACATCATCTGAATCAGGATCACGCTCGCCAGCAGATTGAAAAGAAATATTACCAAATTCGTAGAATCCGTGGCGTGCCTTTGATCCGTTGTATTTAAGAAGTAGAGTTTTAAATTCTTTGATTCTATCTGAACCAACCACCATTGTTAAATCTGTGTATCCTTGATTATATAACGATACACATATGTCAAATACAGTTTTAAGTTTTTCGTCAAGTATGATATTTCGTGCATACTTTGGAAACATCTTACGCATGATTCCAACTTTTTCTTTATACTGCAAAGGATCAGACTTAGGCTTATTAGACTGCGATACGAAAATCTTATAATCGCCACCACGTGCAGCTTTGATTACCTCAAGAATAAGTTTCTCATGACCAATAGTCGGAGGATTAAATCTCCCATAGGTAAATGTTACCGCTTTAGTCTTTTCCTCGTTGAACTGTTTAAATCCTTTTACAAACATACTATTTTTTCTTTACGGTTGATTCTGATGGTCCACCGCCTGAATGCAATTTCTTTCTTTTAGCGGTTTTATATGCTAACATACCATCGGGATCGATATCAGCGCCAGCTTGTTGAGTATAGTCTACCACTAAAAAATCTTTAAAGTTTAAAACTTTCTCTGGTAATTTATTCATGTTGCTATTTTCTGATTTCATTTTTATAAGAAGTTAATTATACTTATATTTATACGATTTGTAAACACAATTACGCCAATCTATCTAACGACTCTGGCACTGGATATTTCTTTTTTAGGAGACCTTCTTTAGCCATCTTATAGATGTCTTTGCGATATTTCTTATGCGGGAAAGAAGATGATTGTACTGCTTTTAAAGCTTGCTCAAAAGTTAACAGTTGATTAGCCTTATATTTATCTCCAAAGAGATACTTAACAATTGTGTCAGGATCATCACTTAAAATTTCTGCTGGTTTTACTTTCTTGGCGCTCTTAGTAACTTTTCCAGTTTTAGGAGATTTTAGAGTTTGAGTTCCTTTTTGTAAGCCGCTCGATAAATCGAACCAAAAACGGTCCCAAGTAATAGGTGTCTTATCGTTTGACATTTCCTTTACTTTCAATCCAGCAAACTTAGCAACAGCGTAAAACAATTCGTTTCGGTATAATCCCTTTAGGCTTGATTCAAGATATGAAGGAGAATAATAAGACCAAGAAGCGAGCTTAACATTATCAACGAGCATGAAATCAAGTTGTACAGTTTCACCTTCTTGTTTACCATCTACATTTGTAATTGGATACCCAACCGAAACAATGCCAATAGTTCGCAGATCTCTAAATTTATATCCCTTTTTCTTTGTGATGTTAATGATAAGGTCTATCATGTCACCAAATGTAGATACGTTCTTATGCTTAAGTAATTCTCGAGAAGAAAGAGCAATATCAATATCTCCTGAAACTGCTTTAGGAGCTTTCTTTCCAGTAGAACCTAGCAATGCAGTATCTTTTTCGCTAAGACCAAGAAGCTTTAAATAATCTTTAAATACAGATTTTACAGTGGCAATCGAGTTTTCTTGGTTGATACCAACAACTCCTTCGACAGCATTTCCGCCTTCATTGATTTGTATAAATTGTTTAAAGTTTATCATTTCTTTTTAAATTTTATATCTTTTAGTTTTGCTCTGCGATCTTTAAATCTAGATGAAGTGGCCTTTAGTGTAGTACCTGATTTTGTTTTAAGAACGATGCCTTCGAAATCATCTCCAAACTTTCCAGCTCTTACATATGATAGTATTTTATTTGAAAGCTCTGTTTGGTATTTAGCAATCTCTTGTTTAAGTTTATCTTTGAGAGGTTTATCTATCTTTTTTCGTGACACTAATGCTGCATCGATATTATCATACTTAGAGAGAATATTCTTTTTAACCTTATCAATGCTTAACGTGATATCTATATCAGAATCAATCTTTAAATTTGCACTGGTGTACTTACGCGCCTTAGTCGAAATCTTATATAAAGCTTTGAATATCTCTTCCTTATTTTCGATAGGGTTTCCGTCGAAGTCTTGAACATCGAATGGTACAAATGTCCATTCTTCCCCTAAATTCTTTTTATCGTAATCCATAAAAATAAATTGGAGTTTGTTATTCTTAGCCTCAGATGCAAGTGGCACATAAAGCACCTCTCCAGTAATAACGATACCATTTCCGGTATTATATTTAGAAAGTACACTCTGCAGCTTTTTATCATTCTGCACTTCTTTTAGTATATTATCAAAATTAATGCTAATACTGTTATCATAACCCTTAGAAGTTGCAAAGGATGTAAAATCGCCAGGCTTAAAATACCGCTGAGACATTTTAGTATTAATAAATGTCTTGCCTTTAGAATCTTGACCAATCGTAAGAGAGCTACCATCAATCTTTTCAGTAATAGATATATCCTTTAATTTAAGAACGCCCTTATATTCAGATTCTAACTCCTTAATGAGAGACAGAAAATCGATTGGTTTCATTGTCTCAATATGAGTAATGAATGTTGGCGATATTTTAGTTTCAACTAGGAATGCCTTAAACGATATCATTATGGAGCTAGTTTAATTTCAACTTGTTTTGGTTTTACTTTCAACTCTTTCTTTAGAAATTTAGTCAATTGTTTAACGGCGTCTTTATATGTTGACATTGCTTTTGAAAAGAATGTATCTTGTTGCATTCCAATCATTCCACCAGAATCTAAAGATGCTTTATAATTAAATGCCCATGTTCCTTTACCCTTGGGTTGTCGTCCTCGATGTGAGAATTGCCAAGGTGTTAGATCGATTGCATAACCTTCTTCAAGTTCTTGCTCCTTTTCGATTACGTGTTCCTTAAATGTTTTCATATGCATATTCCTATTTATATTAATAAATTTTAATGAAGAAACCGTTGTCATCGCTGATCTTCTTTGCTCCGTTAATCATTTTATTCATGATAGTAGAAATATTCTTTTCATTAGTAACAAAGAAATGCATCATTTTAAGACCTTGTATCTTCATACAAAGATTAGCTGCAATATCCATATCACTTTGTGCTTTTGCAATCAAGTCCTCAAACTCGGATTTCTTTAATTTATTTTGGTCTTGAACTTTTTTGTGTTTAGATACTGTCTGGTACATTTTATAAATTTCTGCGATTCGGGTTTTATCAAATGCTTCAAACACCTCTGGTGTTCTTCCAAAATATTTAATACTCTTGATTCTCTCATCATCAAACTCTTCCATTACACGATCAACGATTGCAGTGCTAATTTTGCCTAATCGACCACCAGAAGGCGTACCATCAGATGTGATTTCAGTTTGAGCTGTGCCATATCCATGAGGAAATCCTCTAACTTGTAAGCTTATTTGCTTTAATGTGTCGGTGTTCTTAAATGTGAATAAGCCAATTTCTTTACCTTCAGCGCTTAAGTTACAATTGAATTTTGCAATCTCAATATTATACGCTGCCTTCTTAGCCTTACCAGGTTCATTAGCAAAGTCAACAGATGGTTTATTGCTCACTAATTGCTTAAGAGATACTGGATATAGAAGCTTCTTTTTATAAAAATCGTACATCTTATTATTAAACATAGATATTAATCCGTCCTTAACTTCGTAATTGTCAACGCAGAATTGGAGATCTTTAATTATCTTTGTCTTTTTGCCTTTATCAATGATAAAGATATCAGCTGGATTCCAAGAATCCTTAGCGATTTTTACCTTCTTAGTAAATGCAGTAATCGCAGTAGCAAATGCAGATTTGTCTGTCGCATCATGTAATATATCAAAGCGATTAAGATTTCCAGTAATCTTGACAACTGCGGGTCGAGTAGATTGAAATGTTTCGTACCACGCAGTAAATGCATCTGGATTGTCAACAAATATTTTTTGGCCTGTATCCTTTGGTGTTTTAATATCTTTAACTAAAGACATGACCGTGGCAAGTTCTCCCGCATCTGCAAGTTTTTTTCCTAAGGCATTACGCGATCCACCTCCCATGCCAGAAAATGGAGCTTTATCAATATCGTTAAATCGAAATGATATTTTCCCATCAGTAAAGATTGCGGCATACTCATTCTTGGGATATAGAATTTTTTGATATGATGCAATCTTAGTTTGCACCTTTTCTAAGGCAACAATATCATTTGTCTTTTTAAATTTATATGACTTACCACCTTTAACTTTGATTTTATCACCAGCGTTGATCTTCGCAACAATGGCTACGATATATTTCGATTTCGATAGATCTGCCTTTCCGAATATCGCCATCTTAAGTCAAGTCAGTAACTGATTTACCTTTTGCCCAAAATTTACATGACCAATAACGTGCTTTGTATTTAGGGCCTGGGTCAGTATCGCACTGATGACGAGCTCTAAAACTCTTACGGCGAGCTGGATCATCACGTTTGATTTCCATATTAGGATCTCCAAATCCTAACCTGATGACATTGCCTTTTTCGTTCTTTACGTATACGTAGAACTTTTTCTTACCATCATTCCCGCGAAATGGCTTGTTGAGAGTAACTTTTTTACCCTTATATTCAGTCTCTTCGAATTGAAGAGAATCTTTAAAATTTAGCATAGTTCCCATTTTATGTAATATATGTTTATTCTATTTATAATATATTACATTTTAATAATTGGCCCATTTACATTTTTTCCATTTACTTTGCTCAAACCATCGTATAAATATACCGCGTTCTCGTCCGTGGGCTTCAATCTCCCATGGAAGATCATAATAATTAGTTTTTTCATGGTTAACTTCCTTATTATTCCATTTACAAACGGATAGAGAATTGGTGTCCTTTAACTCTCCTCTAGCAAATTGTTTTACATGCACCATCTCATGCGCAATAGTTTCAAGTAATTCTTGCTTTGGTTGCGAGGAATCGGCACGTATTGTAAATTCACGAGGTCTATAGGAACTATCTTCCCATGTACAATCTCCCGCGATGCTTTCTTTGTCCCTCAATTTATTGACTAATACTATGTCTACCTCTAATTTAGTGCCTAGTCTTGGGGCTAAAATGCCAAGAGAGAAATGAGCAATGTCTTCTGCCATTTCTCTCTTGGACTTACACGAACCTGTAACCGAAACAACCATTAAATTTTAAAGGCGCTAAAGTCATTATTTGTTGAAGCTGCTGGTGTAGTGGTTTCGTCGCTTGATAATGTCTGTGCGGAATCTTCTACATCATATAATCTCATCTTAGATCTGTCAATTCCAACACAGAACCGTTTGTTTTCTGTAGGATCGTTGTATCTATTCTTCAATTGTTTTAACATAATCTGATTCATGCCTTCAAGCTGCTCTGTAGATATAAGAGCAATCATCAAGTCAGCAGTTGCTGGCAAACCAAAAGACTCTGACGTATCAGTAATCTCAACATCAGAATTACCAAAACCAGTGCGTGTGACTTGAGTAGCTGACCATATAGGCACATTATATTCAACAGCAAGACCACGAATCTCTTCAGCAATAGCTTTAATCATAGAATACGTATTAATAGATCCACCCAACCCTTTGATTCTTGAGCTTGAGCAGATGTTAAGGTAATCAATGTATATGACATCGGGAGTAAACTTCTTTTTCATCTTCAGCTCATTAAGCAATGAACGAAAGTGACCAACGTGAGCAACAGCTGTAGGATATTCTTTAATGATTAACTTACCATGCGTCTTTTGATTGACGATATGCGCCTTATTAATAAATGCATCTTTACTTAGGTCTGTCAAAGTAGAAATATCTACATCGAATAGATTAGCATCGATACGTTCGGCAATCTTCTCTTCAGCCATTTCAAGTGTAATGTATAACACATTTTTCCCTTGAGCAAGAGCATCTGCAGCAAAATGACACATCGCAAGAGATTTTCCCACACCTGTACCAGCTAATATAATATTAAGAGACTTTCTTGGAACACCACCTTTAGTGATTGTATTAAGAAGTTCAATATTAAAGGGGATCTTATCTTCCTTTAGATGGTAGAAGTCATATCGTTCTTCAACATTTTCAAAGTAATCATGGCCGACATTGGTGTCAAACGTGACCGACAAGGCCTTTGTCAAGATATCAGGAATTGCTCCCTCGGCCTTGTCGGTATTACCATCAACGATCGATATCGATTCCATCAATGCAAGATATACTGCTCTATCTTTACACCACTTCTCTGTCGATTCGATTAACCACTCTAATTCAACCTTATTTTCTTCATGAAGAGTTTTGATTAAAGCGAGTGCATCATTCGCAACAGGACGATTAGTATATTCTGATTCCTGAAACTCAATTTCAAGAATGGCCGGAGTTGGCAACTTATTATATTTAGTTACGAACTGCAAGAATAAATCATAGACTGCTTTATGATGATCCTCAAAATATTCCTTCTTAATATGCGGAAGGGCCTTTCTGAGGAACGCCTCATTATTCGTCAATGATTTCAGTATTATCGTCTGTATGTCCTGCATTACCAATTTGTGCTGTTTGATCCTCTAATATTTCTGTTAGTATGTCTCCGATATAATTTCGGAACTCATTGCTTTCTTCAAGCTCTTCTTTTGAATACGGTGGTGGTACTTCTTCAATAACATAATTGAATTTAAGACGCGCTAAGTCATTTTCAATATCTTCTTCAATCGTAACTGCGCCATACGTATATATTACCTTATTATAAGGACCTTGTACAATCTTTAATGAATAAAGTTCAGAGTCCTCTTTCTCTACGAAAACATAATTGTTACTCATTATTATCAAGGATTGATCGATACGCAACTTTGTATTTTTCTTCAAGCGCTGTAGCGAAATCAGTTTTTTCGAGAATGTTATCCCAGAATTCTTTTTTCAATGTGTCTTTCATGCGAACATTACCAGAGAGCTCACTTCCATCAGCAGGATTCTTTGCTTGATACCACCCATTTTTTGGTTTAACCACATATCCAAGATCAAGAGCAACTTCGGTAAGGCCTGACCATTTTTCAATACCACCTTCCCAAGAAACCGAGATTGGAATCTTTGACTTTTCTTTTACAAATCGTGATTTTTCAACGTTGATCACAAAGTCATAACCTGTAATTTCAGTACCAGTCTTTTCTTGTCGACGACCAATGATCCATACATTATCTGCTGAGTACATTACACCAGTACCACCTGAAACAACTGCCTTTGGAAACATTCCTTGTTCCATATAAGTGTGGTTGATTGCAAGTAGTGGAATATCTTTAATTGTAAGCATTGGTGTGATCATGCGGAAGAGGCCTTTAAGAGCTTTCGCACGAGTCATATCCGCAACTGACTTCATATTTTCAGCATCTTCAACTTCCTTTTTAGAAGCAATATTGCCAACCGAATCAATTACAACAATTACCTTTTCTTTACGATCAATCTCATTTAGTTGATGAACAAGATCAAATTTAAGTTCTTCAATATTAGTAACAGGCGTATGAAGAACACGCGCAGGATCAATATCAAATGCTTCAAAATAAGATTGAGGTGATCCAAATTCTGAGTCGTAAAAGAGCAGTACTGCATCATCGTGTTTCTTTAGATACGACGATGCCATAAGTAATGCGAATGATGTTTTAAAGTGCTTAGATGGACCAGCAAGGACAGTAAGTCCTGAGGCTAATCCACCATCGATACTTCCCGATAAGGCGACATTTACCATAGGAACTGCTGTAGTAGTAAGTTCCTTTTCGCCGAATAGCTTAGAGTCTGATAGCACATCTGTGCCAGTGACTCGACTTGATTTCTTTAGTTTTTCTAGTAGTGACATAATATTTGTTAATTGAAGATTTAATTATACCATAAATATGGTCATTTGTAAAGCTTTATCTATGCAAAGAACTCATCTAAGTTGCCAGACAAATCAGCTGGTTCGGTCCATTCTTTACCTTGCCAATGCGGATATGATGCTCGAGAAAGATGCACTGATTGCGGTTTTTCCATTGCATCAAAGCTGAGATACCCATCCTGGTTTTTTAGTGATTCTGTCCACTTATAGACATTCGCGTTTAATTGCAACTGGGAAATAAATGCTTCGCGTACTTCGGTGCGCTCTTTCCATGACCCGAAGAATGGTGTTCCTTTATACCAGCCAGTTTTAGGAACCTTACGAGATTCACACTCGATAGGCAGAGGTTCATAAGCGAGTGTCTTAGCACCAAATTTAAGAGATATCCGTTCTAATTCTGCAGCATATCGATCAGCTAACTTTTTAGCCTCAAGGATTGGATCGTCAAACCGGCACAAATGATGTCGAATATCAATGTTTCCAAAATATGTTTCAATAATATCATACTCTGAACCTGCAGGGATAAACGTTTCAAAGCCTTTGTTGATTGATCCATGTAATGTAGAAAATGGTCGAGATACATTTTCCCACCGAGGACGATACATACAAATAGCATGGCTATCTCCTATAGAGATTCGATTATACCGTTTTAGCGTATTTGGATCAACCGTGATCGCACGATCTTGCACAGCCCTTAGTCCTTCCCAATCGACATCTGGCCATGTCAAGTTTGCCTTTTCCAATCTATCTTGAAACATTGATGCATAATCAGGGAAATCAACTATCAAAGAATTGACCGCTCCCTTAAATCGAGAAAGAGCAACAAGGAATTCTCTATTCTTATATGCCTGAATTCCACCAAATAGATTTAGGTTGCCACTCCAATCGCTTCCATGATAGAATGCAAGCGCATAATAATCTGAATAATCAGAAATTTTATTTGAAACCAAATTGATTTCAACCTTATTTCTAGCTTCTCTAATTTGATCAGCATATATAATAGCTTGCGCCGCTTTATGCGAAGCGATCTTATTCGAGATTGGCCCTAAGCCTGTTAATAGTAATTTACTATTCATCTTTTTTCCACTTTCTGTATGAGTTTATTTTATCGTAAATTGTTTCGTCTTCAAGAGTTGGATTTTGTCCAACGTTCCAAAAAAGAATGTCTCTACCAGTATTTTTAGGAATATACTTCCAACACTTGGAATCGTATGTTGCTACAGATGGAAATGGAGGCAAATCTTCCTTAATTGGAGTAGTAAATGGTAAGGGGTGTGATATGATACTATCATGACCAATTTCTCCTTGTTTCATATTACGAGATACAGCTACACAATGAAATTTCGCATTTGGCCATGCAATCTGTAAAGCTCGGTGAAGAACCCCAGTTGAGATTACGGTCCACACTTCTTCTGGTTCTGGGATTTGGCACGCAGTCTTCACAAATCCAGCTGTAACAAGTTCGTGCTTCAAACCAAGGGGAATAAAATATGCGTCATCTTGCTCATCTGCCCATTTTTTAGCGATTGCATTTAGGTTGGGCATAGCAGCAATGCGGTGAAATTCATAATCTGCCCCGCGCTCAATGCAGCATGCCTGATGATGTTAGATGCGCTTTGAAGATGGCATGAATAACCTTACTTTCTTATTGTGACGCGATGCAACATCTAAGAGAGATACTCCAGCTAATCCAGTACGAGGTTGGACGTATACAAGTGTCTTTTCTTTAATATTGGATATAAGACAATCTCCTCCTCGCACTTTACTGCCAACAAGAAGATCATCTCGAACAACCCTCACTCCTTCGTGGATCTTTACAACTGGCTTTGGATTAGGATCTTCCCAATCTCCAGCCAAGTTTAAATAATACTCTCGAGCCTCATAGCGATTATTTACTCCGCTAAATAGTAGACAATCAATGTCCTTATTTGAATTATCTATTATATGCTTATCGTGTGCCATAATTTACTATTATACCATATTTAGCCTATATTGTACACTAGTTTTTTAGGGAGAATGACTTCGGATAGATCCACTCGTATGGAATTTTTTTGGTGGTTCCCTTTATGCCGTGTCGAATGAATAGATGCTTACACCACATACACGCCTTATCTTCAATGTTGATATTGTATTGGCGCTTCATCGGATTATCCGGATGGGCTGCGACCTCATTGAATTGATGAACAAGCTCTTTTGCTGGATCATTAATTGGTGTGTATGCTCCGGTCGATTCATCTAATGCGAATTTTGTTTTACCAAAAAGATTCTTACCTCCAAAAAGTTGCCATAATCCATAAAACGATAATGTACCTGGAGTAACCCACGATTCTGGATCAACTAAATCAGGACGAGCCATTGCGATGTGGCGAGAAAGGTTCTTAAATGGATACATCACATTACGAAATCCAAATTTCTCTTTAGTATGTCGCTCTAGCTTAGATGCCAATTCCATCATGGTAAGCTTTCTATCAGATTCTAGAATCGAATAACAATCCTCTGCAATTTGCTGAGGAACTTCACATAGCCAATCTCGAACGATAGTTCCCTTTGGATAATAAATCTGAAAAAGATCAGAACGTGCATGCCTTTCAGTTTCGAATCTAATCTTCATTCCATTAATGCCATGATCACGAAGCGCTCTAAACGTTAGCCAATGTTCGTTACTAAATGACCATACAATTGTGTGATGTAAAAGAGTTTTTAAATCTTTCTCGTCCTTCATCTCTTCTACAAACGGCATTTCATCCCAGTGTAATCGATGAGAGAACTGCTGTGGGTTTGCTTTAAGTAACGGTTCTTCCCTTACATCATATGCTCTACAGAACTCGAAGAACTTTTGAAAACGTTCTTCCAGTGTATAGTCCTCTAATAAGCAATTGGTTGGTTTTCCTTTTTTTAGAATCGGTTCAGATGAATTTGGATAGACAATCTTATTAGCGCTATTATCATCGATAAAATCTTCTATAGTGTTTTGCATTTTTCTTTGTATTGTTCGACTGTCATTCCTGCTTGTTTTAGAATAGTATCGTCTGATGGGTGATTCTTAATTTTGTTGAAAGTCTTTACTAGACCGAAGTCTAACATCGCTTTCTGTCTTCCGTATGGGTGATCTTTAATGCTAGATGAATTCCATAAGGTATCCATATTTACATCGGCATAATCGGCTCCAGGGCGGACATAGTTTTCAATCCATCGAATAAAGTCACAAGCAACATCTTCAGCATTATATGGAACTGAACCTGTTTCTTCGTAAATTAACTTCATTACACCATCTAAAAATTCTTCAGATTTTTTACCCTTACCGTTTGGTGTGTCTGCTAAGTATCCAATGCATTCGACTGCATTCGTTCCATAGTAGAACATTGATTCTGTATTAACAAACTCAGGAAACCAATCTGCAATATCTGCTATGATAGCTGCATACTGAAAACGATAGACTCTTAGATTATTAGTCTTATTCCAATCAAACATCCAATCACCGATTTCTCGTAGATCAAGTTTCTTATTGCTGGTCTCCAAAAATGTGGCAAGGTCTCGAGCCAATCTTGGCGCAAACTCGCAAAGGAAATAATCTCCACCTCGCTTGTACACATAATCACCTTCAATTCCAAATAATGGTGCAGCTTCGACCTTTGGTTTAGGTGGTTTAGGGAATGCAGGAAACTGATAACCAATTGAAGTATAGAATGTCTTATTCGCGAATCTTACTTGATCACACATTTCTTCAATTGTATCTGACTGCCATAGATCAAACAAGAGAGTATTGTGGTATCCACTTGGCTTTGTGCCATAATTAATAGCAGAACCACATACGCGGTGTAAGATAAAAACATATAACCATTCAGGTAATCCAAATGTATCTCGCTTATTGGTCCATTTTGTGGCTACTTCTTTACGTTGTTTAGTATAAAGGCCTGCATCCATACGTGACCAATATGGATGATCTTCTGACCAACCATAGAACGCATCATTTACGATTTGGCTAAAGCCTGCAAACTTGCGTTCAACCACATCATAAAGCTCAATCGTCTCCATTAAAGGATCATTGAGCTGTGAATCTTTATGCGGTATATGACCTAAATTAGATTTGTTTTGTTGGTCTTTAGCAAGCTTAAAGTAATATTTAAACTCATCATAGTATGGAGTAGTATTCACCATTATAGTTCGTCGTCTTCGTGTGTATAGATTTCTTCACCTACTGACATACACGGAAGGTTTTCAAACAATGCTTGTTCAAAGATTAGATCTCCATAATCATCTTCTCCCATTTCTGTGATCCACTCTGGAGGAGTTTCGCTAAAACCA